TGGTAAAGAAAGAAAAAATTGCCGATGGCAAAGCAACTTTGTTGGCAACCATCAAGTACAAATGCCCCGAGGGTGAGCGTAATGTTCAATATCCCCGGCATGCCAACCTTAGTTTTGATTTGAAAGGGCGACCATGATTCCAATTGTTGCCTCGTTACTCGGGACCCTAGCCTCCAGCGGCTTGGGTCTTTTGTCTTCTGCAATCCAAGCAAAAGGCAAGGAGGTTGTTGAAAACGCTCTTGGCGTCAAGATTTCCGACAACCCAAGCCCTGAAGAGGTCAGCAAGCTGCGCCAGCTTCAGTACGACCATGAGGAGCGCCTGCTTGAGCTTGGAATTATGAAAGTGCAAGCCGAGTTGGAGGAGCTGAAGGTATTTGCCCTAGCCTCCCAGAACGAGGATAACAACGTCACAGACCGCTGGAAGGCGGATATGGGCAGTGACTCTTGGTTGTCCAAAAATATTCGCCCTATGAGCCTTGTAGCCATCTTCGTGGGGTACTTCATCTTTGCCATGATGTCTGCATTCGGACTGGACGCCAACGAGTCCTATGTCCAACTGCTTGGTCAGTGGGGAATGCTGATCATGGGTGCTTACTTTGGCGGACGGACAATTGAAAAGTTGGCTGACATGAGGAGCCGTAAATGAGCCTCAGCGACGATCAGGCCGCTTTCCTACTGGATGCCTGCAAACTGATCCAGCACGCCACAGAGGCCGGTTTTAAGGTCACTGGGGGCGAACTAGCCCGCACCCCCGAGCAGCAGGCCATCTACGTCAAGACGGGCCGTTCCAAGACGCTGAACTCAATTCACCTTAAGCGCTGCGCAATCGACCTAAATTTCTTCAAAGACGGTAAAATCATCTGGGACAAGGGGCAGCTCGCCCCGCTCGGCGCGTTTTGGGAGTCTTTGAATAAAGCTAACTCATGGGGTGGCAATGGAGTAACATTGGTGGACACACCACACTTCTCCAGAGGCCCAGATGGAAAACCAGAGTTCCGAAGAGTTGGATCTTGAAAAATTTCAAACCATGTACGATCATCTTCTTGTCACGCGATGCGGTCGGGTTTTTACAAAAACTCGAATCAAGCATAGCTTCTCAAGGGGTCAATCTCCATATTCATGCGAGGTCAAAGGCCGAGAGTTGAAGACTCGCAAAGACAAGGATGGGTACTTGAGATTCAACACAACGGTTGAAAACAAACACATCACCCTGCTTGTCCATCGGCTGATGGCGTCTACTTTTTTGTCAAAGTGCCCAGACGGCCTTGTGGTTGATCACATTGACAGAAACAAGGTCAACAATCAAATTGCAAACCTCCGATATGTCAGTCAGGCTGTAAATTGCAGAAATTCTGACCGCCACAAAATGACGGCAGAAAAAAAAGGAATGGCAGTTAAAATGAAAAATATCGGAGCATCAACGGCGGCCATTGCGCGGGCGCTAAACGTGGAATACGGCTCAGTAACGTATTATTTCAAGTCGCTGGTCGATTGCCCGCACTTTGAACGCAACGTCGGCTAACGGAGAAAAACATGACTGTCGCAGCCGTGATGACGTATTCCAGTTTGGTGAACGACATCCAGACCTATCTGGAGCGTACCGACCAGCAGACATTGGACAAGATTCCGCAGTTCATTATGCTGGCGGAGCAAGTCATTGCGGCCGAGATCAAGTTCCTTGGCAACCTGACCGTGGCCACGAGCACCATGGTCCTCGGTGAAAACATCATTCCCAAGCCTGCCCGGTGGCGCAAGACGGTGTCAATGAACGTGACAGTGGCAGGCAAGCGCCAACCCTTGCTGTTACGCACCTACGAGTACATCCGAGAGTATTGGCCAAATCCAACCTCAACGGACGTCCCGCTGTACTTTTGCGACTACGACTACGAGCACTGGCTGGTAGGCCCAACGCCTGCCTTGGCCTACTCCTACGAGGTGCTGTACTACCAGCGCGTACAGCCTTTGGACTCATCGAACCAATCCAGTTGGTTCACCCAGTACGCCCCGCAGGCGCTGCTGTACGGCACTTTGCTGCAGGCCATGCCGTTCCTCAAGAACGACGAGCGCATGCCTATGTGGCAGAGCAACTATGACCGAATTATTGAAGTCCTGAAGACGGAAAACGTCACCCGTGGCGCTGATCGTCAGGCGATTGCGAGGGATTCATGACAACGTGGTCTCTCTACATTGTGACCAATGCTTGCAACGGTAAGCAGTACGTTGGCCTCACCAAAAATTTAGATCGCAGGCTCAAGCAACACATGTCTGCAAATGGAAGCGCCCCCGCGCTCCATGCGGCCATCAAAAAGCATGGGGCTGACAAGTTTGTTTTTTCTCACATCTGCGATGCGTTTGATTTTGAGGCTGCCTGCGACCTTGAGAGGATGCTCATTCAGCAGCACAATACCAAAGCGCCCAGCGGCTACAACCTAACAGACGGCGGCGAGGGTGTTGTTGGTTGGCCAATGACGGATCATGAAAAGAAAATCCGCAAGATTGCCTCTTCTGCTTATGTGGCCAGCTTGACGCAAGAGGAAAGATCAAAAAAATACGGAACCAAAGGTAAAAAACCAACTTTTGTCACGCTTGAAAAAAGAAGCATCAGCCTGAAGGGAAAGAATCTTGGCAAGACCGCTTCTGAAGAAGTTCGCGCCAAAATGTCGGCTGCCCATAAAGCCAGACCCAGAAACCCAATGAGCGAAGAAACTAAACAGAAAATTCGTCAATCGCTTCTTGGTCGCAAGATGCCAGAATCAGAAAAGTCTAAACATGCAAGTTTTTTGGGGCGCAAGCACTCCGAAGAAACTAAGGCAAAAATTAGGGCTTCCAACATAGCCACAAAAGCCATAAGCAAAGCGCAACGGCTTGCAGAAAACAAGGTGACCTTATGAGCTTTAATAGTCCCTTCACGGGAACCGTCATTCAGCCGACCGACGTTTCATACCGCTCAATCACGCTGTCCGAAGACGGCACGCTGTCGTGGCCAATCAACGGCAGCGACACAGACAACGCAGCCGCCCGGGTCATGGACGTCACGTCGCTCTCAAGCGGATTGGTGCTTGCTGGCGTTACCGTCGCAGGCACAAACGGCCAGTGCTCTTGCACGGCCACCCCAAGCCTGTTTGTTGGCCAAGCCGTTGTTGTCACCGGGGTTTTGACTGGCACGTCAACAGGCATTGTCAGCGGCAACACCTACTACATCATTCTCACCAATGGCACGACCACCTTCACGCTGTCGGCTACTTCGGGCGGCACGGCGGTGGCCACTACGGCTGGCACAACCACTGGTCTGACGTTCACGCTGGACTCGTTCACTTTGGACATGCCGCCTGCCAATCAGGCGTCTGTGGGTATTGACGCGCTGTTCCGCAACGTCGGGTCCTACACCTTCACCGTCAGGGACTACGCTGGTGGCACGATCGTCACGATCGCCCCCGGTGAGGCCAAGTACATTTACCTGACCAGCAACGCCACCACGGCGGGAACATGGGGCCTGATTGCCTTTGGCGTCGGCACCTCCAACGTCGACGCCGCAACTCTTGCAGGGTTTGGCCTCAAGGCTATTTCTAACACCCTGAACGCCGCCAATGAGGTCAACACCTTTGCGTCCAACTACACCGCGCTGACCACCGACCGCGCCTCAACTTACGTCTGGACTGGCGGCTCCGGCACCCTAGCGCTGACGTCAGCCGTCACACTGGGCAACGACTGGTACATGATGGTCCGAAACGGTGGGTCTGGCACTTTGACCATTGCCCCTGCCGGTGGAATACAGATCAACGCAGCGTCAACGATTTCCCTGCAGCCTGCTGACTCCTGCGTGATCTGCTGCTCCGGATCTGCCTTTTTTACCGTCGGCTTGGGTCGAAGCACGCAGTTCAATTTCACCCAGCTCACCAAGGCCGTGGTGACCGGCAGCTACACCCTGAGCGCCTCAGAGGCGGCCAACACGATTCAGAAGTACACCGGAACCCTGACAGGCAACGTCACCGTCACATTGCCTCAGACGGTGCAAATTTATTACATCACCAACCAGACAAACGGTGGCGGCCCCGGATACCAGATCACCTTCACCACAGGCGCGGGCGGTGCTACGGCGACCGTCCCCGCTGGCCAGCAGGTGATCTTGCTGTGCGACTCGGTCAACTTGCTGAACGCCTCAACGATTGCCGCCGGTGCGGTAAATGTTTCTCTGGTGGATGGAACTGTGGGCGCTCCATCTCTGAACTTTGCGACTGAGACGTCAACGGGTATTTACCGCCCCGGATCGGGTGAATTCGGTATTGCAATCTTGGGCGTCAAGCTGTTTGGTCTGACCGCTACAGGGCTAAACATACCGGGCACCGGCAACTTTACTGGGGGTGTTCAGGGCGGGACCTTCTGATGTCAGCCAAGGTCTTCTCCCTAGACACGCAGCCGGGCATTCAGCGCGACGGCACGGTATTTGACAGGGTGTTCTACACCGACGGCGAGTGGGTCCGCTTCCAGCGCGGCCGCCCGCGCAAGATTGGTGGCTTCCGGGTCATCTCTGGCCAGCTCACTGGGCCCTCACGCGGGATCTGGGTCAACCCCCAGAACGCCTTCACCTCAATTTTCAGCGGCTACAACGACGGCTTGCAGGTCCTGACCATTGACAACAACGGCGTAGGCGCTGGCGTGGGCAATTTTACCCTGTCCAACTTCACCCAGACCGACCTAAACCTCTGGCAGTTTGACGGCTTTTACGACGTGGCTGGCACCGGCTTGCAGTCTCTCGTGGCGCACCCCGGCCAAAACCTTGCCTCCATCAGCAATGACAACAACACGCCCGTGCTGATTGGCGACATCACCGCGTTGACGATGCAGCAGGTTGGGGTGTTTACCGACTCTGGCTCCACAACAAATTTGAGCCCTACGGTGACGTTAGCCGCCGCAAACCCGCTGATCGGCGCTGGCCAGACTGTGACCGGATCAGGCATACCTGCCAACACTACGGTGGTGTCAATATCTACCACCACGCTGACATTGTCAAATAACGCCACGGCCACGGCCACGGTCACGCTGACCTTCAACAACAATATCGCGGTGTCCGGCGGCGTTGTGTCGCTGCACCCGTACCTGTTTGTCTACGGCAACAACGGCTTGATCCAGAACTGCTCGGCAGGCAATACCAACGATTGGGTCTCAGCCGACGCCAATGCGACCAACGTGGCCTCCGGCAAGATTGTGCAGGGCCTACCCGTCAGGGGCGGCTCAAACGCGCCTTCTGGCCTGTTCTGGAGCCTTGACAGCCTGATCCGCGTGTCTTTCATCGGCGGCACCGGTTCGCCTCCTCAATACTGGCGCTACGACATCATCAGCAGCCAGTCTTCCATTCTTTCGTCGCAGTCGGCCATTGAGTACGACGGCGTCTATTACTGGTGCGGCGTTGACCGATTCTTGCTTTACAACGGTGTTGTGAAGGAGATCCCCAACACCATGAACCAGAACTACTTCTTTGACAACCTGAACTATGACCAGCGTCAGAAGGTGTGGGCAACGAAGGTCCCCCGGTTTGGTGAGATCTGGTGGTTCTATCCTCGTGGGGATGCTACCGAATGCACCGACGCCATCATCTACAACGTGCGCGAAAACACTTGGTACGACGCCGGTGAGGCCCGTGGTGCCCAGCGCTCCGCCGGGTACTTCTCGCAGGTGTTTGCCTACCCCGTGGCGGCCGATTGGCATGGCAGCACGGCCGAAACCGTATTTACAGGCACTTTTAACGAGGTGTCCGGCAGCGTTTTCCTGTTCAGCGATACCTACAGCACGCAGGCCGCGCTCGGGCAGGTTATCACCGGCTCCAACATCCCAACGAACACGACCGTGGTGGCCATTACGACCAGCAACATTGAGACACTTGGTGCCATCACCCCGGGCTCTGGTTACGTCAACGGCTCATACGTCGGTGTAGCCCTCACAGGAGGCTCAGGATCGGGCGCTACGGCCACGATTGGCGTTGCTGGAGGGGTAGTAGCCTCGGTGACCATTGTGGCCCGTGGAGCGGGTTATTTGGTGGGCGACGTTCTGAGCGCCACGGCGGCCAGCTTGGGCGGTTCCGGAGCTGGTTTTTCCATTCCGGTGACGGACATTTATGCCCAAGCCATCCAGATGTCAGCGGCGGCCACTGGAACCGGATCGGTGTCATTGACCTTTTCAATCCCGGCTGACCTCATTGCCATGTACCAACACGAAATTGGAACGGACGAGATTGATGGCCAAAACGTGCGGGCCATTCTGAGCTCATTTGAGACCAACGATCTGAGCTGGATGGGCGGCGGACCGTCGCAGCCAACGCCAGAAGGACAAAACCGCTGGATCCGCTTGGAGCGCGTCGAGCCTGATTTTGTGCAGTCCGGGGAAATGTCCATGGTTGTGACTGGGCGACCATTTGCGCAGGGCGAGGACAAGGATTCGGACCCTTACATTTTTGGGCCTAACACCGGAAAAATTGACCTGCGTGAACAACGTCGCGAGCTGCGATTGAAATTCACCTCCGACGTGGCCGGTGGAAATTATCAGCTCGGCAAATTGCTTCTCAGCGCCGAGATCGGCGATGTGAGGCCGTATGGCTCTTAATCCACCGCAAATCTATGACCCCCGCTACCACACGTTTGAGTCGTGGGCGAGCCTCATGTGCGAGCTGTACGGGGCTCAGAACCTTGAAATCCCCAACGACCTGACGGACTGGCGGCTTTGGGGCAACGGCCTGAACGCGATCGACGTATTCTCAAACGAGGCAACCCCTCGGACGGACCAGTACGATGACTGGTTTGAGTGGGCCGAGGCCATGGTGGCGGCAGTCAACCCGGCGACACAAACAACATGAGCTCAAAAGGCATTCACTCGGTGAGCTCAAAAGAGCACATGCTCAACCCTACCGACATTTTTGCGGTGGCCGCGCATGAGGACAAGTACGGCCAAAAAGCTGTATTTGCTGGAGCTAAAAAGGCGGGCATTTCCCCGGAGCGCATGCTGTACTCCATCATGATCAGCGAGTACAGCAACAAGGGTCTGATCCGGATCCGTTCCGGCAACACCCTGTTCACAATTGCGGCATTTGAGGGCCGGGTTGGTTTGACGCGCAGCTACAACGGCGACACTGTTGAAAACTACGTTGAAAACATGCACCAATTTTTGACATCGGCTCGCAAAATGGGCTTTGACTCTCTAATTGCTTTCACGCATACGCCTGAAGTGGTGCGCCTGTTAAAAGTTGCAGCCCGCAAGATGAAAGACCCTGCTGTCAAGACGCACTTTGACAGTTCCAAAGGCATTTTTGCCGTGTCTACCGGCAAAAAAAGGGACTGATCATGAGCATTGTAAAAGACCTTGTTGAGGGTGTTGGTGGTGCAATTGGCACGGCTTTGAATGCCGTCGTAGGGGTTGTCTCTGGTGTTGGCAACGCAATTGCCGGACAGGTAAACGGACTTGCAAGAACCTTGACCGGCATCATGGAAGACCCACTCCCGACGTTGCTGCAGGTTGGTGGATCACTGGTTGGCATACCGCCTTATGTGACTGCCGCCGTCATCACTGCGGCACGAGGCGGCAACTTGGAGGATGTTGCAAAGTCAGCGGCAATTTCTTACGGCGCGGCTCAGATCATGGGCAACACAAACATCGGCAAAGAGATTGGCAAAGTAACCCAAACGGCCGGTCAAGACTTTACCGACTCAATGGTGAAAAACTTCAATCTGCCAGTTGACACCGCAGTTGCGGTTTCAAAGGCTGCAACAGCAAGTTTGAATTCATCAATCATAGGCGGTGTCAATGCGGCAATTAGCGGCAAGAACGTCATGGACGGCATCACCTCTGGTTTTACCTCCGGCTTGATCTACTCCTCAACCAGCAGCTACTTTGACGAGTTGAACAAAGACCCCAACTGGGGCTTGTCGCCAAAGACTCTGGACCTCATGAAGGGTGCTGGTAGCAGCGCCTTGAATTCGATTGTGTCCGGCAAAGACCCGTCTCAGGCCGTTGGCAATTACATCGCCTCCGCCTTTATCAGCATGGGTGAAACGACGCTCAAGAAGGCCGCCACCGATGCATTTACCGAACTGACAACCGACACTAACGCGGCCAAGGCTGCGCAAGACAAGTACATCACCGCAAAAGCTGAGTTGGATGACAAGGCTCGAAGAGGCGAAGCCCTCCGCAAAGAAATAAACGACGAGTCGGCTGCCTACCAAAAAACAATCACTGAAAAATATAACCCGCTCAAGGCTGAGTACGACAAATTGGCTATTGATAGCGCGGCTGCTGTCAACACCTAT